TGTGTTATCTGCCTCATCAATGATGATGACCTTGTGTTTAGCAGACGAAGAAAGTGAGAGGGTCGAAGCGAAGTTCTTCGCATTGTTTCTGACAGTATCGATGAATCGACCTTCGTCGGATCCGTTGATGACATAAACATCTACTCCTAGTTCGTTACACAGTGCTTTAGCGACAGTTGTCTTACCACAACCAGGAGGTCCAGACAACAACAAGTTAGGGACTTCACCCTGCTTGAGGAAGTCCCTGAAGGTTTTCTTAGTCCTCTCAGGGAGGATACAATCATCAATTGTCTGAGGACGATACTTCTCCGTCCAGACAAACTCATTCCGACTCATCAGGTTTCCTCAGTGAAAAAGATCCATCTTTATTATCAATCCATTCTAACACATCACCCTCCTTCCATCCCAGACTGTCCAGAAAGTTTTCAGGGAATGTAAGAATTCCATCATCATCAACTGTGAGAACTGTTTTCATAACCAATCGGGTTTCCTTTCTGGTAGTCTAACATAATTGTCTTTGACCCAGGGTTTGGATGCGATGTACATTTTGTAAGCATCAAAGGTTGAGATGCTTTCATCCAACTTGAACTCATCAGGCATTGCCCTGACAAATGGTGTGGGATCTTTACCAGACCTTCCTGCTGGATCTGCCATTGGGAAGATCTGATGTGCGTGAGTCAGAGCAGGCAAGCAACTGTGAATCTTCTGATACCTGTTGGAATACTCTTCACACAGTGCGAGACCGTGGCGAATCAACCAACGCCAGTTCAGGACAAACTCAGATGCCCACATGGTGCAGGGATGGTGCCTGAAAGCGCCTGCAGTGGTCTTGTAAGGCGTTCCATCTGCCTTAGGGATGGTTCCAAACCCGTGACCCCATTTGTCAGATGCAACAATAGAAAGCATTTGACAGCACTCCAAAGGCATCTTTACGATGTGTTTATCAGGAAGAACGCGAGCAGATATTACTGGGTCTGGGTCAGTGACAAAGATATTCACAAGAACTGCATGAGATAACCAACACCCCAGTTTAACGTGCCATCTGGGAAAACGTCAAAGTTTTCATCAAGAATTTCACTTGCTTTAATAATTCTTTCTTTGCCACATGCCTTGGCACTTGCTGCTGATGCACGCATAAACTCAGCAAATGCAGCGTCATCCTTCTTACCTTTCTGATACCACTCACGGACCTCTTTGAGGACTTCCACTGTCTCATCAGAGAAAGTCACGTCACCTTCTTTGAGAGGAATGGTCCAACGCTTGATGCATCCCATGCTGAAGTTCATCACTTCACGGGTTTGCTCAATCGGAAGTGCGTAAGGTTCATTACCACGATACGCAAATTGGATGACGCCATTAGTGCACTCCATGACTCTTAGGAGTGCGACGCCATCCTTGTCCTCTTCGGACATGTTATCAAATAATGCTTGCCAGTCTTTCACGATAGTGGTCTCACAAATTCATTGGACACCATGTCTGTTGCTCCAAACATGCTGTTCATGTACTCCACACCTTTCTCTGGTGTGGTATGGTCTCCACAAGTGAACACATCACAGACTGCCATCCCCTTCTCTGGCCATGTGTGAATGCTTATGTGGGACTCTGCCAACAACACAATGGCAGTTACACCCTGAGGTTCAAACTTATGTGAATGAAGTGCCAGCAAAGTTGACTGACACTTCTTAGATGCGTTATACAACACATCTCTCACAAACTCCTCATCATCCAAAAACTCCTCAGAGCAACCTTTCAGAGTAAAGAGAATGTGTCTCATCACCCAAAGGAAGAATCTGGTTCAAGAGCGATGTAATAAGTCACATCGAGATTTTTGTTTCGGAAACGAGACAGCAGTTTGGCGGAAACAACCACATCATAGTTACCAGGAACAATCTTCAGGTTCTCCTCCTTGAAGTTGAACACAAACTCAGCGTCAGTCTCACCGACAACGATGGAGAAATCATTGGAGGTGTCGTTCTTCTTATCACGAGCAACCAACTTGACTTCCTTACCATCACCAATGGCAGAGATGTCAGGCAACTGATAAACAGAAGATGCTTTCTTCAGTTTGTCCAACTGCTGACTGGTGAGTTCGAAGCAGACATCCTCAGAAGGAAGAGAGATCTCTTTCTCAGGAGGTGCAACGATCACATTGGGATCAGCAAAGAAATACTTCGAACGCATCCGACCTTCTTTGATGACCACATAATCATCTGCTTTCTCAAAGTCAAGGTCAGGACTTCCGTGCAGTGACAAACCATTGAGAAACTGGTTCAGGTCATAAATGCCAAAGTCTTTAGGCAGTTCCTCGGTGATGTTTGCTTCCACGAGAATGTTCTTCATCACACTGATGGTGCGAAGACGAGTGCCTGCTTTGAAAAGGATGGACTGGTTAATGCTGCTGAAGTTCTTCAGGAGATTGACAGTCGTTTCAGAAAGTTTCATAGTTATCAGTCTTTTTGTCGTGGAGGCCAGAGAAATGGTACAGAAGGATACAATAATGCATTGCCTTCAGAATGTCAAGTTTTGACTTACCTTTCTTCTTACCAAACCTGGAAAGGTACTTAATGGCATTAGAACGAGAGAATGCCTCACCGTCACCAATGCTTCCGATCAAGTCAAGAGTTTGAGTTTTTGACTCTTCGGATGTGTAATGCGAATGATAAGTGCTAGCAAGATACTCTTCAAGTTCTTTCAGTGCCTTATCTTCGTTGTATTTCCAGAATCCATTCTGGTTGCTCATAACAATAAACTCGTTTGTGTCATCGGGAATGTCTGGATACATTGAATCCAGGTAAGTGTAATGATCTTGGTGCATTATGGGAGTGTATTCATATCCTCCCGATGCACTGATAAAATCAGTGTCGTTCATAACGAAAGTCTTTTCCTCTAATTATACCTCACGAGGGAACTTTTCTCCAGTTGCCGTGAGATCAAACTGGATCTCTGCATCCACTTTATCATACAATTCAATGAATGCTTGTTTGGTCTCATCATCAAAGCGATTCAGACAAACTTCAATTGCTTTAGTCTTATCCTTGAAGATGCTGAAAGCACGGATGATGTGGACCAGACGGCGGGTGCTGATGACCTCATCGATGCCACCATCATAGAAGGTCTTACGGATGATGTCTGCCCAGTCCACCAGGTGCTTGATGAACTTGTCATCGTGACACCCAACAGAAGCAGAGTGAAGACGCAACAGTTTTTCTTCCTGTGCGGGAGTGGGATACTCTTGCTCGAAGGTCACACAGAAGCGTTCGAGGAATGCCTCATTGAGAACATTGGTTCCAATAAAGCGACCGTCATCGCTGCCTTTACCTTTAGTATTTGCAGTTGCAACAACATTGAATCCACGCTTGGGGTGAACCATCTTGCCAATCTTCTTCAGGAAGACACCTTTGCCTTCCAGGATGGACTGCAGACACAGGATCTTATTGGATGCCAGATCAACCTCGTCTAAAAGGAGAACTGCTCCACGTTCAAGAGCCTCCACGACGGGTCCATTATGCCAGACAGTTTCGCCATTAACAAGACGAAACCCACCAATAAGATCATCCTCGTCAGTCTCAATTGTAATATTGACACGGATTAGTTCCCTATTTAGGGAAGCGCAAGCCTGTTCCACAGATAACGTTTTACCGTTACCCGAAAGACCCGTAATAAACGTTGGATAAAAAAGATTGGACCGAAGAATCTTCTTGATATCATTGTGACCACCAAAAGCGACGAAGGTATCATCTTTCTCAGGGATAAGGTTCTGTTCCACTGCAGGCATCGCTGCAGGTTGTTGGAACGTGTGCTCCAGTTGCTCGGTGGTGGTTAGATCCCACTTGCCGCGACCAACCTTATGACTTTCCAACTTCTTTGTAACTGTTTGATAATTATTGCCATTCATTGCACACCAAGCACGGATGTCACCAGAAGTAACCTGGTCACCATAAAGTGCCTGGAGGGATGAGATGATGTACTCTGGACTCAGTGCCATTTGTTCGGGACTCAACTGAACTTACTATAAACGACTGGTTCGGTTTCTTGAGCGATAACAACCAGTTCGTAAACTGTCTAAGCAATCAGTTCTACGAATTGGTTTAATACTTTCTTATTTAGAGACTTGGACCGAAGGGACTTCATAAAAGCACTCTTGATTTGAGTCTTAGAGGCATCCTCCTGAACCTCAAACTCAGTGTCATTGAATAGGGAGTTCATAATGATACCAAAGTATTGATGGTAACCAGAACCAGAGACAGCATAAGACTTGTCTTTACGAGCCTGTTTCATCCTCTTATCATTGATCTCACCTTCATAACGAGTAACGAACTGACGCAAGTCACGAGAGTACATCAATCGAATGCCGATAAGATTCACATCGGGAAAGGTCTCTCTCAAGTCTTTCAAAAGAACTGTAGTGAAATCGTGGTAAGACCAATCAATCGCATAAGTGCGTCCAGTCTTACGATTACGAAGGTAAGAGGAGGAGTTCAAGTGACGAGTTCCCATCTGCGACTTACCTTTGTACTCAGAATAGTACTTCTTGTAAACGGGCAGAGGAGGTGCTTCACCATCAGTCAGAATGACACAATGAACTTTCTGAACGTGGTTCTCTTTCTTGAACTTAGGAAGAATCTTGTGAAGGCAGATGACCGTTTCGTTCAGAGGAGTTCCAGATAGGAAGTAAGGACCAGGAGCAATGTAAGAAACATTGTGGTCGAACGAATAAGCGAGACGCCAGATGTTACTCATCTGTTTGTCCAGTTCTGCTTTCTTTACTTTATGAGAGAAGAAGTGAAGGAGGTTAAAGTCATCATCAACCACCAGGTCATTCTCTTTGGCATTGTGATGATGAACTGGCAGACTTCCGTAATAACGATGGTTGTTGCGATAATTGTTACTAAAGGCATAAACATCGAAAGGAATCTGAACCTTCTTACAGAACCAAATCAGATTATAAAGTTGCCTCAAGGTGTCCATCATACAGTGAGTCATTGACCCAGACCAGTCCAGAATAAAGACCAGACCGTGATTCTTACCGTCAGAGGTTACAGTGATTTTCTTGAATAAGTCTTCTTCATATCGGTAAGCGTGTAGTTTAGAGCACTCCAACACTCCAGTCCGACTAACAGAAGAACGAGCATAAGAATCAGCAGATTTTCGACATTCGAATTCTTTGACAAGGTAATTCACCTCCTTTTGTGCTGAAGTTTTGAACTGTTTATAATCTTCATCAACGTTACTGAAGTCAGCACAAGTCTTTTGCTTGACACCATAAGAATCTTCATAGTAAAGAGGTTCAAGTTGCTCGGCAAAGTAATCACCAATCTCTTTATGGACTCGCGCATTATCAATCACAAAGTCTTCCAGATTGATGTCAGGAACCTCGGCGTAAATGGATGAGCGATGAGTGGGTTCAACAAGTTGTTGGAGATTCTGCTCAAGTGCCTGGTCAGTTTGAACTTCGGGTTCCTGTTGTTGTTCTTTCTGTTCAGACTTCTCTTCAGATTCTTCAGTCTTATCAGATGTGCCAGAACTGGGAGTGCCTTCTTTCTTGCCCTCAGGGTTGGGTTGCTGAGGTTGTTGCTTTTGCTGCTGAACTTCGGACTTGCAATACTCATACAGAACCCGAGCAGCGTCACACGCTTCGTCAAAAGTCTCTGCCTTAGCAATCAAATTCAGAATCTCTTTCTCTTCGTCCAGAAAAGGAATGCTCATAAAACTGCCACCCTTGAAGTGAAGGTTGGCACGGTCAGCAAGATTCATTTGAGGGATCTTATCCTCATCAACTTCGAAGAAGTTATCTGCAACCATCTCCTGATAACCTCGGTAAAAGGTTTTGTTCAGACCAGGATACTTACGCTTGATGAGTTTCTCAATGCGGACATCTTCGGTCACATTGATGAACTGAATGGGAACATCCTCTGGAGGGTCAATGTTTGGAGTGAACAATGCGTGTCCCACCTCGTGACCCACCAGAAGGTCGTACACGATGCCAGAAGCACGCTTCCAGATGGGAAGAGTGAGAACCCTGCCATCCACGTCAAAAGACGCTGTGGTGCAGTTGGGAGAGTTCTCTACGATGAGATCTTCAGTGGCAAGCAACTTAGCAAGTTGTGATTTGATTTCGAGATCGATCATCAGTCTTCCGCTTTGCTTTCATCTTACAACAAAACCCAGGCAGAAACCTGGGTGCGAGACAGTTTTTTAACTGGTATAACCAAACCCCCTTGGAGTTGGAATCTCCTCGGGGGCCTGTCGGTCGGTGTGTCCTCCCTTAAATTACTCGGTTAGAATGTGGCGACAGAACCTCTTGGCGTCGCTATCGTTTCCTCCCACTTCTGCCATACAGGAAAAGTAATCTGCTACACGGTCGTTTAGATCCTCCATCCGTGGTTCTTCATGAATTTCCCAAGTGGCAAGCTCATTATAAGAAACAAGGTTTTTCATAAATGAATACCTCACGTCATGTTTTTATTTAGTGGAAACAAGGAAATGTGACAGCTTTGTAATGAACTTTTATGTCTTGGTTTTCAGCTGACTGAATCCCCTTGTCTTCTCAAATTGTAGCACCTCACCGAACTTATCGTCAAGACCAGACTTATGTGAGATAACAAAGATGTTACAATCCTTGATTGTGAATCGAATGATCTTCAGAAACTCCTCTGTACCAAAACCATCCAGAGACGAGTCAAACACCTCGTCCATAATGAGAAGGTTGGTGTTGACTGAGTTCTTAAACCTTGCCACCTCTCTCCAGGTGAACAACAAAGCAAGGTCAATTCTCATCTTCTCACCCTCAGAGAATGATGAGTAAGTGAAGTCTTCATGAATGGGAGTTTCGATGGTCTCGTTAAACTCCTCATCCAACTTGAAGTTGATGTAAAAATCCATCATCTGAAGATACTTGTTTACTGATTGATTAATCAGTGGCAAATACTTCTTGATGATCATTGCCTTGACTCCACCATCTTTCAGAAGGTTGTAAGTAAAATCATGGTAATAAGTGTCTTCCTTCTTACCACCAACCTCTTCAAATGTGTTTTGGAGTCTGTCCTTGAAGTCTTCTAACTTTTCATGCTCAGTATTTCTGTTCTCAAGTTGCTCGGTAATTGTTTGAATTTCAGATTCCAGTTGTGTGATCTGTTGTTGACAACCAGAGATTCGAGTATTGTTTTGAGAAATGCCATGTAAAAGTTGAGTGACCTCCTTAGAGATTCGTTGGAAAGAAGACTCCCTCATCTCTTCGTTTTTAATTGCTTCTTCGAGTTCTTGATAACCCTTCTGCAACTCTGCAGCTTTATTCTGGGAGTCTTCAATCTTATTTAGTCTGAAGGTCTCTTCTATGGATTGTGTACAGGTTGGGCAAACCGTCTTCTCAGTAAAAAATTTATGTTCCTTTACGAGAGTTGCAATCTTCTGTGAAAGTTTACCTTTAACGTTG